TGGTCAAAGGATACAAGGATCAAGAGAAAGAAACTGATAAATTTATTGGAAGACTCAGCAAAGATAGAGAAGCTGAAGTAAAACAGACTTCTGATATGTACAAAAGAATGATGCAGAATCGTGATGATGCAATAGACACAGGACATGTTAAAGACCAAGGTGAAGTAGACATCGGAGCAAGTCCAAGAGCAGATGTAGGTTCTTACATGCAAGCTCAAAGAAAACGTAGATAATTTCAAAGCATAAGTATTACTACAATGGGTGTAGATACAAATCTTATCAAAAGACCTTATCAAAGGGAAAAATTCACAAAAGCAGAGCTAGAGGAACTTGTAAAGTGTACACAAGATCCAACACATTTTCTGCTTGAGCATTGTTTTATTCAACACCCAACACGAGGTCGTATGAAATTTGACTTATATGACTTTCAAAAAAGACTTGTAGACGTATATCATAATCACAGATTCAGTATTGCTATGTTGCCTAGACAAACAGGAAAATCAACCTGTGCGGCTGGATATTTGTTATGGTACGCAATGTTTAAACCAGATAGTACTATACTAATTGCGGCACACAAATATTCTGGTGCTCAAGAAATTATGCAACGTATACGATTTGCATATGAAACACTACCCAATTTTATTCGTGCAGGTGTTACTGCATACAACAAAGGCAGTATGGAATTCGATAACGGATCACGTATTATTGCACAAGCTACAACAGAAAATACAGGACGTGGTCTTTCACTTACATTGGTATATTTAGACGAGTTTGCATTTGTACCTCCAAGGATCGCACAAGAGTTTTGGACATCATTAAGTCCTACACTGTCAACAGGTGGTAAGTGTATGATTACAAGTACACCTAACCAGGATAATGACCAGTTTGCACAAATATGGAAGCAAGCAGAAAAGACAATGGATGAATATGGAAATGAACAAGAAGTAGGTATAAACGGATTTAAAAGCATAAGAGTTGATTGGCAAGAGCATCCGGATAGAAACGACGAATGGGCTAGAGAAGAAGCGGCAAAAATTGGTGAAGAACGTTTCAGACGTGAACATGGTTGTGAATTTATAACTGCTGATGAAACATTGATAAATCAGCTTAAACTTGTAACCATGGAAAGCAAAGATCCTTTTAAACGTACAGGACAAATACGTTGGTACAAACCTATTGTTAAAGGTAAAACATATGTAATAGGCTTAGATCCTAGTCTAGGTACAGGCGGTGATAACAGTGCAGTACAGGTTTTTGAAATGCCTGGTATGAAACAAGTAGCTGAATGGATGCACAACAAAACACCAATAACAGATCAAATTAGGATTATAAAAGGTATAGCACAAACTATACAAGAAGAATCACCAGACAGCGAAATATATTGGAGTGTAGAAAATAATACACTTGGAGAAGCCGCACTGGTTGTAATACAAGAAATGGGCGAAGATAATATACCTGGAACGTTTGTAAGTCAACCTAGAGCACAAAATAGAGCATATAGAAAAGGATTTACTACCACAAATAAAAGCAAATTAGCGGCGTGTAGTAAATTTAAAAATTGGATTGAATCAGATAAGATGGTTGTATACAGTCATGCATTGTTGTCTGAGATGAAAACATTTATAGCAAGAGGCAGTAGTTACAGTGGAAAAGACGGTGAAAAAGATGATCTTGTAATGGCTACACTGTTAGTAGTTAGAATTGTTCAACAAGTAGCACAATATGATGAAAATGCATATGACGAACTCAGAGATACATTTAGTGATGAGGACAAAGTTGAACCCATGCCATTTGTGTTTTTAACATAAATACATTAAAGGACTTTAGTATGATTAGTGGCGAAACTATAGCAAATGATATTTTTAAAATATTAAAAGGTAATGGATATACTATAAAGATTTTCACTGACGAAGGTGAGAATACAGTTGACCCGCAAGCCGCTAGACGTTTTTATATTCCTGAACTAGGCAGTATGGTAAACTTAGACGAAACAGATAGTAAAAGAGAACTTCGTGTAAGTATTAATCAAAATACTGATATTAGTAAGTTTAAAGATACATTGGGTTTGCTGAAAAATCTTGCAAATCAAAATGTTATTGAATACACACTAAAAAGTTTTACAAAGGAAATAACACCAAAAGACCAAGATTACCAAGCACAAAAGGCGAGAGATATGAAACAGGAAGTATCAGAGGGCATTAGTCCTGCATATGGTAGTAGCAAGAGCAGTTACCAGCAGTTAGAGAATGCCAAACTAATAATTAAACACACAAAACCAGTTAACGAAGAATCACGTGGCAGTAGAAGTAGAAATATTAATGCTATCTATATTGAAAGTGCAGACGGTGAACGTTATAGAATGGAAACCAACAACTTAGCAGGTGGAAGAGCAATGCTACGACATGTAAAAGAAGGTGGTAATCCATATGATGAATTTGGTAGATATATTAGTGAGCAGTGTATTGAACTCAAAAAATTAAAAGAGTTTAAAAAATACAGCCTTCGTAATGGCTTGGTTAACGAAGATACTAATGATATCGTAGAAGCAGTAAGCAACAGAATCAACAGTTTAAGAGAAGGCATTAACAAATTAAAAGGTTGTAAATGCTACAATGAAACAAAAGAGAAGTTTGAGAGCAAAGAAGTTAAAATTAATGAAACAGACAGAACCAAACTTCGTAACCAATTTACAGTACGAAGCTTCGACGAAAGTTTAGATGAAGCATTACCGTATGTAAATGCATTAGTCAAGGAAATGAAATCTCTACAAGAGGCACATGACCTTGTTAATGATACATTAACAAATTTAGCAAACACTATTGATAAGATGGATAGTGTAAAGTTACGCAAAGGTGTTGATGTAAAAAGCGATCCTGAGAATCCAATGAACATGAGCTCATATTCAAATATGCCAACAGAAAGCAAAATTCAAAGTGTGTTGTCATACCTTGGATTGAGTGTAGCAAGTTCAAAGAAACAGGACGAATTGAGTGTACTATTACAACGTTTGTCAGATGACGAAGTTGTAGGCAAGTTAAGTGTTGACAAACCACAAGAACGTGCTATGCTAAAGAAAGCAGTTGATTTAATCAATAAATTGATGCCTAAGTTAACTGCAACTGCAAGCGAAGGTACACAAGTTGAAACTAATACAATCGAAAAAACTATGGAGAGTAAATTATCTAATTACGATTTTGAAAAACTTTTTAGTTGACAAGTTACGTTTTAACACATATACTAGTGACAATATAAGTTGTCACGAGGCAAACTTAGGCAAAACACATAGGCAAAATTAAGGAGACAAACTATGGCAACATTGGCAGAAATTCGTGCAAAATTGCAAGAGCAAGAAAATCGTGGACCAGGTGGTTCATCAAATACAGGTGGCGATAACGCTATCTTCCCATTTTGGAATATCCCAGAAAATTCAACAAGTGTACTACGCTTTTTACCAGATGGTGATTCAAGCAACACTTACTTTTGGCGTGAACGTCAAATGATTCGTTTGGAATTTGCTGGTATTAAAGGACAAGCAGATAGCCGTAAGGTTACTGTAAACGTTCCATGTAACGAAATGTGGGGACCGACAGGATCATGTCCTGTACTAGCTGAGGTACGTCCTTGGTTTAAAGATCCTGCACTAGAAGATATGGGTCGTAAATATTGGAAAAAACGTAGTTATGTTTTCCAAGGCTTTGTAGCTGAAAGCAGTCTACAAGAAGATACTACACCTGAGAATCCAATTAGAAGGTTTATTATTAACCCAAGCATCTTTAATATTATTAAAGGCGCATTAATGGATAGTGATTTTGTTGAACTTCCAACAGATATCGAGCAAGGAACTGATTTCCGTCTTACTAAGACAACTAAAGGTCAGTATGCAGACTATTCAACATCTAGCTGGGCACGAAGAGAACGCAGTTTAGATAGTAATGAGAGATCAGCTATTGATACACATGGCTTGTTTACTCTCAATGATTATCTTCCAAAGCAACCAAATGAAGAAGAACTTGGTGTAATTGGCAAAATGTTCGAAGCCAGTGTAGATGGTCAAATGTATGATCCAGAGCTTTGGGGTAACTATTATCGCCCTGCTGGTGTACAAATTGACACTTCGAATAGTGCTCCAAAGGCAGAAGCAAAAACTCCTGCTCCACAGCCAACACCGCAACCTGCTACACCAGTAGCAGAAACTCCGGCACCTGCTCCGGTTACTCCACCTGCACAACAGGAAAAAGTAGCAGAAACAGTAGCGGCAACGGCTCCAGCTGAAGGCGGAGCAAAGCCAAGTGCTCAGGACATTTTGGCGGCGATAAGAAATCGTAGCAACTAATCATTAAAACAATAGTAGGCGGCGTTTAGTCGCCTACTCTGGCTTTATGGAGAAATTAATGGCAAAACCTTTTGACGTAAGTAAATTCCGCAAAAGTATTACAAAGAGTGTACCTGGACTCAGTAGCGGATTTAGAGATCCTGATACATGGATTTCAACAGGTAATTATACACTAAACAAACTTATCAGTGGCGACTTTAATAAAGGTGTTCCTCTTGGCAAAGTAACAGTATTTGCAGGAGAATCAGGTGCAGGTAAAAGTTTTATCTGTGCAGGTAACTTGATAAGAGAAGCACAAAAACAAGGTATTTTCTGTGTACTCATTGACAGTGAAAATGCATTAGATGAAAGTTGGCTGAAAGCATTAGATGTAGACACCAGTGAAGATGCACTAATGAAACTTAATGTAGCAATGATAGATGAAGTTGCTAAAGTTATCAGTGAATTTATGAAAGACTACAAGGCAAATTATGCTGACAAAGAAGAAGAGGATCGACCAAAAGTACTGTTTGTTATTGACAGTCTGGGTATGATGCTTACACCTACTGATATTGATCAGTTTCAAAAAGGTGATATGAAAGGCGATTTGGGTCGTAAGCCCAAGGCACTTACTGCACTAGTTAGAAACTGTGTAAACATGTTTGGTGACTTTAATGTAGGATTAGTAGCAACTAACCATACATATGCTTCGCAAGATATGTTTGATCCAGATGATAAAATATCTGGTGGACAAGGCTTTATCTATGCATCA